TCTATGGGGTTACGTAAAGATGTTCATATTAACGAATTACTCAATGACCCTTATATATCTCGTTTATGGGAAGAAACTCGAGGAGTATACCCCTCTATACAACGAGAAGGAAAAATGCTATTCAAAGAGTTTAATTCCGAATATTTTGTTTTATCAGAAAAATTTTCAAAAATAATACCAGGAGTTGAAAATGCTATCAATAAATTAAGAGATATGAATATAAAAATAGGATTAACAACAGGGCTAGATCGAAAAATGGTCAACATTATCGACTCTTCTCTTAAACGTCAGGGTATTAAACTAGACTGTATAGTAGCTGGAGATGAAGTCTTAAATGGGATAAAACCTTACCCACATATGCTTTACAAAAATTTAGATATTTTGAAGGTTGAAAATATCAATGAGGTAGTTAAAATTGGTAGTACTTTAAAGGAGATTGAAGAAGGTAAAAATGCACAATGTAAAACTATTGGACTGTCTAAATATTCTCATGAAGTAGGAATAGACTCTTTTTCATCGCTTAATGAAATTTCAGAAGATAAGCTTTCTCGTAAAGAAGAATATTCACGACAGAAAATGGTAAATATTAATCCTGACGCGATATGTGATACCTTAAATGATGTGCCCAAAATAATTAAAAAATGGAATGAAGAAAAATATGAAATAGGGTCAAAACGTAATAGATATACTAGTTTATATCCTCCTACTCATATTAGTGAAAGTCTTATTAAAATATCATAATTTTACATATATATTATAATATAATATAAATGACTGTTGAAACTGTTGAAAATTATTTGAGTTTTTTTAAATCTGTTATTGGTGGTAGCAATAATAAAAATTGTCCAAATCATGTTTATTATGCTAAACCTAATTACTGTGCTAAAAATATAAAATGGAAAGGGCCAGGAGGAGGACCCAATACTTTCTATACTACATGGAGCTTTTTTCTTAATTTTGTTATTTTAGGCCTGGCAATAATAGTATTCATATTCCATTTAATTGCCCCTCATAATAACATTAAAAATACATTGGTTAATATTATAACACCAAGTATAATCGGTATAATAGGTAATATTATTGGAGTATTTTTAGTTGCTCAAATATTAATCGCTTATGAATGGTCCATAAAAGATACAACTCCTAATACACGTTCAGATGATGGATTAGCTGTTTCCAACTCTTTTATTATAACTGTGAATAAAATTAACTTCATATATCATCAGCTTCCTGTATTATTTATCATCCCACTTATCTTTATATTATATGCTATTAAATCTAAAATTACAACTAAAACAATTATTTACGCTCTTATATTTATGTGCGCATTTTTTATTATATGGGATATTATACCAGTAGATAAAACATCAGATGGATCTATACCAGGGAAAACAAATCCTCTAAATAAACCTAAATATGTCTATAATTATCCCCCATTTTGGTTAATGTTATTATTACCTGTAAGTTGGGTAGTTGTTTGTTTCTTATTTTATTTTGTGGCTGTTCGTAATAGCCACTATGCTTCTTTGGGATGATTACATAAATAAAGAACATTTAATATATATATATTATTTTGTTCTTCCAAAATAATATATATTAACTAATAAATGAATTCAGATGATGATATAATACTTACTGACGAAGAAGAATATGAAAGCGACCAAGTTCTTCCAGATTTAATAGATGACGAAAATATCGATATTAAAGAAAATGAAATAATAAAAAATCGTATTTTAGCTCAAAAAGATTTAAATATCCTTGAAAAACACCTGAGAAAAACAACAAATATCATTGAAAAGAAAAAATTGCAAGAAAATATTAAAGAAGTAAAAAATTACATACAAAGCTTAGGGTTAAGTAAATTAAAAGATCCATTTGAAAAACTAATAGATCAATTAGATACAGACCCAAAATGTCAAAAGTATAAAATACTAGTAAAAATGCTACGTAAACAAAAGAATGAAATAAAAAAACAAAATGATAGATTAAAAATGGGTCAAATAGATCTTTCTCTTTCAAAAAAACCTGTATATGAAGGAAAGGAAGTTACTATACTTAAACCAAAATCTAAGGTCAATGTACTTAAACCAAAAAAGAAACGTGAATCTGAGAAAAAATGCGTATTTAATAAAATAAGTAAACGATGTAGAAGGGGGTTTCCAGATAATAATAATATTGTTGGGTATTGTGAAATTAATAAAAACAACAATCGTTGTAAATTTAAAAAGGGGTTAAATTCTAAAAAAATTTTGAAAGAAATAAAATTTGGATATTCAAGACTATCCAATAATAGTAGGAGAAGAAGTAGAAGGAGAAAAAGTAGAAAGAGGAGTAGAAGGAGAAGGAGAAGGAGCAGAAAGAGTAGTAGAAGAAGTAGAAAGAGGAGTAGAAGGAGAAGAAGTAGAAAGAGTAGTAGAAGGAGAAGAAGTAGAAAGAGGAGTAGAAGGATAAGAAGTAGAAAGAGTAGTAGAAGGAGAAGAAGTAGAAAGAGTAGTAGAAGAAGTAGAAAGAGGAGTAGAAGGAGAAGAAGTAGAAGAAGTAGAAAGAGTAGTAGGAGAAGGAGCAGAAGGAGGCGTAGTAGAAGGAGGCGTAGTAGAAGGAGCAGAAAGAGAAGATCTATGTCAAAAGCAAGGTCTTTAAGATTTAAAAAACTTAAGATTAAAGAAATTAGTCTGTCATTTTCTGGTAGTAAAGATAAGAAATTAGGTATTGTAAAAGTTGATCAGTTAGTTACACCCTTAACTATATATTCTCTAGATAGTTGTCCTGCTTGTCAGTATATTAAGAAAGAATGTTCTAGATTAAATATTCGTTGTAAAATTTATCCTGCGGATAAATATCGGGATCATATTAAAAAAATTACAGGGGGGTATAAATATGTTCCTGTAATTATAGATGGTAATAAAAATTTTATAGGAGGAAGCGTAGAATTTAATAAGATTAAAAATAACATAAAAAAACTTACTTAAAATATAAGTTTATAATTTAATAAATAATGAGTGAAACACATAGCATGGATTTGTTTAATAATCCAATGGTAGAAAAAGCTTTAAAGTCTATGACTCCGGAGGATCGAGAAGAATATAAAAAAATGGGTGAACATATGTTTGGAAGTGTAAATTTTACAGATAGTAAAGTTATGAACAATCTTCCTCCTCCTGTGGAGGAAGCTGTGGCATATGTGGAACAAGGTATAAAAGCTGGTCTTTTACCAGAAGATCTCGAACCTGCAGAGATAACTATGCTCCATAAAGCTTTGGGTGATAGATGGTATGAAAGGTATGGATTTTTGCCTTCTCAGATACCTAAAATAAATTTAAATCCTGAAAAGAAATTTGGAAATATTGATAGTAAACCAAGAATTGATGATTAATTTACTATATAAAGACAAATATACAGGAACAAAACATAATGTCAAAAAAACAGAATTCTAAAAAGAGCCGGTCTCATACTTCCGGAAAACTGATTAATTATATTATAGAACTATTATCTCATTCTTTGGGTCCAAAAGATGCAGAAACAGTTTCAGAGGTTTTAATGAATTGTCAAAATAATATTGATAGTATAATTAACAGTTCTGGTAAAACTAAAGCTGTGAAGGATCCAAATGCTCCTAAAAGAGCTCGTTCTAATTATATATTCTTTTGTATCAATAATAGAGATAAAATTAAAAATAATAATCCTGAAATGAGTGCTAAGGAAGTTATTCAAGAATTAGGTAATAGATGGAAAAAACTCTCAAAGTCTGAAAAGAAAAAATATGATAAAATGTCCTTAAAAGACAAGGAAAGATACAATGAAGAAATGAAAAATTATACTCCTCCCTCGGGTACTATTGTGAAGGGTCCTAAGCCTAAGAGATCTCTTAGTGCATATTTATTTTTTTGTGTGGAACAACGCCCTCTTATTAAGAAAAAATTTCCACAGTATAGCGCTAAAGAAATTACTACTGAACTGGGAAAGAGTTGGAAAAGTCTTAAAAATCGGTCTAAGTATGAAGAAAAGGCTAAAAAAGATAAAATTCGTTTTCAGCAAGAAAAGGATGCTTCCGTGAAAAAAGTTCCCGAGGAAAAAATATTGAAGAAGTCATCGAAGAATTCTTCTAAGAAAGGATTTTTATTATTTTGTCAGCAACACAAGAACGAATATAATGAAGATAAATATTCTGAAGATCAAATTATTAGAAAATTGAAAAGAAAATGGAAACATCTTACAGCCGTTCAGCAGAATTCCTATCTAAATTCTGCGTCCCAAGTATCTTAATCCTCACTTTATAAATGAATTTTAATTCGTACTATAGGAATGAATTAAAATGACTCATACAACAGTCCAGAAAATATATACAGATGGATCATGTAAACCAAATCCTGGTAAAGGTGGTTATGCGTTTATTATTCTAGACAATGATTTTCAATGGGAAGGTCAAGGTTCTGAAAGAAAAACTACTAATAATAGAATGGAACTTCGAGCAGTGATAGAAGCGTTAAAATTTTCACAGCATATAAATATTGAGATTTATAGTGATAGTAAGTACGTAATTAACTGTGCTCAAAAAAAATGGAAAATTAAAATTAATAAAGATCTTTGGAAAATATTTTTTATTATAAGTAAGGATAGAAAAATAAAATGGATATGGGTTAAAGGTCATTCAGGGGATCCATTAAATACAAAGGTAGATAAACTAGCCCAAATGGCTGCAGAACAACAAATTTAAATTTCAAACTATTATATGGGGAGATGATCTAAAACGTATATACATTTTTAAAAGGACTTACTTGTAATTGTCAAGAATCTTGTCAAGGAAGACGTAATAAATGGAAACACCCTTATAAAAGATCACCGTGGCCTAATTTTTGATTATTTAATTAATATTGATTCTAAACAAGGTGTATTCATATCGTAAATACTAAGTTTCTTTCCTTGTGGTTTTTTTCTGTAGCTATAAATATCTGTAAAAAATTTAGTAATAAAATCACCCGCCAATACTTCATAGGAATTTAAAGAAAAATTATTTTCTTGAGAATTAACAGCCTTTCCCATATAAGGTCTAACAATATCACGAAATTTATTACTTACAGTAGAAAAAGTTGTATGATTACCTCTTTGAGTAGTTCTTTTACCTCCTAAAAATGTGCGTAAAACATCTTGTACATCATTATAAAATTCAAAAGGAGGTATTAAATGAGGTATTTCGAAAAATTCCCATTTTCTTGGATTTATACCAACTCCTTTTCTAAATAAGTAAGATTTTTGCGCAGAAGTTAAAAGTGTGTTATTATTTAATATTCTACCTGATTGTCTATCTACCCGAAATTTTCCTCCTTGTGATATTTTACCATCACTCCAAACTATTTTGACCCCCTTATTTGCTTTTCCTTGGGAGGTTCGATGAAATTCTGAATTTAAAGGAGAGAATTTTCCATTTATATTAATAGCATAACGAGACCCTAAATTAAAGGTTATATTTTTTTTAGAACGGTATAATTGGAAATTAGGATTAAATAATGTTGAGACACCAAAGTCGGTAAGAACAAATAATTTACCCATATTAGGAACATAAAATTTAATATCATTAATTTTATAAATCCAATATCCACCAGGAATAATATCGTAATAAATAATATTTTTTCCTTTGATATCATTATTAAGAATTTGCCCTGTCATTTGTATAGCATGAACAGCAGCCATTATTTGGAATAAAGCTGAGAAAAGATGGTCATCACTCATTTTTTCTTCTTTAAGAAGTGAATAAAAATCTCCTGAGGCTAATTCCATTATATTAGTTATACAAGGATGACTCTCTTTATTCCCTTTTCTAAATATAAATTCACATTTTTTACATAAAAAAGTATCCATATAAAGAGGGAGATTAGGACATATATTGTTTATTATTAACGGTTTAAATATATCCTTAAGCATCCATATTTCATACCAAGCTAAACTATAACTTGTATAAGGATTTTCATATTCTTCCTGAGTTATACGCGCCATTTTTAACGCGAATTTACGACATTCTCGACGTGAATAATATTGTTTATCATATTCATTCTTGAGACAGGCAGAATATATATTACCCCAATCTCCTTTCCCTATTAAATGAAGTATTTTGATATAATCCGATAAATAGTTAATATTATTAATATTAATACATTGATCTCCTTGTTTAATATATTTATGTATTCCTTGAAGACCTCTCCTAATTACCTCACTTAATGCTACCCTTAATTTTGTTTTTGTATATATAAATTTTAAACTATATGGAAGTTTAACTCTATTTGGTATTTTTTTCATAGAAGAACATAACAAAGAAACAGGCTCTTCATCAAAATAATTAATTTCATAGAAAATTAAACTATAAAATAATTCATCACCTTTATTGTCTCCTTTTTCAATTAAAACAGGTTTCCAATTTGGAATTACTGATTCTCTCTGAACTAAAAGTGTTCCGTCATTTAATATAACGCGAGTAGTGTTTTTGTTTTTATTTTTAGATATATATTCTAAGATACGAGGATTTCCTAATGATACAAAAGGAATAATAACATTTTCTTGATTATCTAATTGTTTAAAAAATGTATAATTATGATTGTTATACTTTTTAACTAAGCAAGAGTTGAAATTATAACCAGTTATCTTCGCTATTTTATCTCTCATGGACTCTATGATACGAGGAAACGGATTTCCCTTTTTAATTTTAGGGTGATCTGTAAATAAAATAGAACGGGAATTCTTTAATATATTCTTAATTGAATTATAAATCTTCTCAGAAGAAAATAGTTTATCATACAATACTACATCAGGATAATCTACCCTATTATTTAAAGGAATCTTTGATAATATTTTATATTCCTTTGGTTGCAATATAATCATTTATTATAGGATTAAATTTCTCTAAGTATAATAAATGGAAAAAAAGACAATTGTAGCTATATCTCTTATTTCAGCTGTTATTTCCCTTATATATTTACTACTATCATATTTCGGAATAATACGGTACGGATCTATGTATATTTATTCTATTGAAAGTTATTCCCATAACTATAAAAACCTTGATAGAGTAGATAATAATTACAGAGTAATTATTAGTCTTAAAGCAGATAAAAATCTGCATAAATTAGATAAAACTATTAAATCGCTGTTAGACCAAACTGTTAGAGTAGATTTTATTACTCTAATATTACCTTCAACATCTAAATTTTCTCTACCAGATAATCTTAAAAATGTAGTCAAACTAGATAAATCTGAAAATGACTACGGAAATCTCACTTGTTTAATACCCAATTTACTACGAGAAGGAGATGCCCAAACACAAATTATCCTTCTTAAAACAGGAATTATCTACGGTAAAGAATTCATAGAAACTCTTCTAGAAAAAGCTCGAGAAAATCCTAATTCTATTATATACACTAAAAATAAAAACCACAAAGACATAAACTTATCTAAAGGAATTTTAGTCACCACAGACATGTTTTCAGCTAAATTTATCGATGATACTTCAGTTAAAAAAGATAAAGATAAATGGTTTAATGATCATATAAACCATAATATAGACAAAATTTCTATAAAGGATCGGGAAAATTACAGAATTATATGAAAATTATATAAAAATATAAACTAATAAATGGGTCTTACGTGTAAAAAAGAAGCATCACCTACTATCAGTGAGCAATTAAAAGTAACTAAGCAATTACTGGAAAAATCCAATCAACGCCTAGAAATAGCAGAAAAAAAAATTATTACCCTATACAAACATGCTTTGGAAGATCTCAATGATCTTGAGATAAATGACCGAGAAAAAAACATACTTCTAGAATACAAAGATAAGCCTACCCAATTTTTAGAAGCTTTTATATTCTTCCTAGCTTGAAACACTCTTAGTTCCTTTAGTTCCTTTAGTTGCATACACTAAAATAACAGTAATAAGAATACCCCCAAAAGGACCCCACAAAAGGCATATTATACTTATTATTACTGCCCACACTGGCATTGTAGAACCAAATTTAATTAAGAGAATTATGGCCCAAATATAGAAAGCTAAAATAATAAGAGATATCACTACAAATACTCCTACACTCATCCCTAATATAACAGTTTCATTATCATCATTTGTATAACCCTCTATTGTTTGCCCACTCAAATAATGTGTAATAAGATTTTGATGGTCCTTACAAGCCTTCAAAATATTATATATATTTAATTTATCAAAAGGTATATTCTTTTTCATTTATATTCTTCAAAATATTATATATTTAATTTATTTATTTATTTGTACAACAACAAATTACTTTAATATTACATATATTATCTATTAATTTTACATCAATTTTTCGCTTTTTTAAATACTGAAAACAATCACAATAATTAAAATTAGCCAAATCAATATTTACAAGATCATAATTCCTAATATTAACCTTATCCATACAATAATATATTTCTTCCTTCATATCGTCCCTTATAACACGAGGCTTAACTGGTAATCTTATACATACCTTCTTATACTTAAAAATATTCACATCTCGTACAACAATATCATATTCTCGGGGTAATTTAAAATTATTTAAAGCTTTTTTTAAATTAATTCTATCGTATAAATTCCAATCTTCATTGTCCCAATATAATGAAGACGTGTGAAATCTTTGTAAATCGAATAGAAGGGTCTTTCGATTATTTGATATCTTTTCAGGATCGATAATATAACTGTTAATAATATTGCGAATGGATTCAGGATACATCTTTGCTTTTCATTTATTTTTCCTAACAAGAAATCATTTTTTTTTAAAGATATATTTATATATATATATATATATATATTTATATATATAAATGTCATCTCCCGATAATACTATTCTTAGCTTCCTCAAAGAAAGAAAATTAGATAAAAAAAATACAGTCTGTATTTCACCTCAATTAGAAAATTTATGTAATTATAACGGGAAAATAACGAAATCGTGTTTATACCATATCATTGTTAAATACATTGATAATAACTCTTTATCAATTAAAGGTGACCCTTTTCTGGTTAGACCTAATAAAGAATTATCTAAAATCACAGGTAAAGAAGATTTATCAATTACAGAATTAGGTAAAATAATTAGATTTCATATACTAATTTAATTAAGACATTTTATTTCACTATCCTATAACTCACATAACCCCCCGGACGAATTATTTTTATAATATCTCCACGGCAAAAATCATAAAAACGAGACACCGGATCTCCCTTCAAAATTACCGGAAATCGACCCCACTTATTATTATACTTACTTTTAAAAATTTTACTCTCAGTTTTAGATAATCGAATATGCTCAGGAACTAATCGATGTTTCGTTAAATTAAATTGTAACTCTGTCAATGTAAATAACTCTATCTTATATTCTAAAGATGTTATCAACGCCTTACGGGCTGTTGATGTTACATTATCGGTATATATTACTATACCATGATTTATACCTATGTTTTTCAATCTTTTTATGAAAATCTTTGATTGCTCCACATTAAACTTAGATACTGGCTGGGTAAAAAAACTATTTTATCCACCCTATTATCACCAATAATATAATCCTCATTTTCTTCCATATTCTTATATCCTCTTTGGAATATCATATCTTTAACAGTTTGAATAGCTCGATCCATTTTTGATTTTTCAATGAATTTTATTTTTAAAATTCATTCTTATCTTAATATACTATAAGTGTTATTAATATTAACACCATATAATAAGTTCCACAACCAAAATATTTAGACCAATTAAGATACTTAACAGACTTCTTACGACTATCTATATTATTTATAATCTTTTTTATAAATATCAAAGATTGAGATTCCTTTGGATTATCATAATATTTCTCTACAGCTGATAAATGTATCATCTGAATAGCCAAAAGGGGAACAAGAATACATGCTACTCCTACCACTACTGAAAATTCTTTATAACGACACAAAACCCACATATATCCTGTATTTATTAACCAATCTGTTATATGATCATAATAATCACCAAATACCGTTACCATCCCATAACTTCGAGCATAAAAACCATCCAAACAATCGAAGAAATAAGATATAAATAAAAAAATTACAGAAATTTTAGGAAAACCACATGAAAGCATATTTATACTATATAACCCTGTAAAAAAAGAAAATGTTGTAATATGATTCGGAATTACCTTAGTACTATAATCTGGTAATATATAAATATTTAAAGATCTAATCTTTGGTGTTAATATCTCACAACCCCTTATTATTAGTTTATCTATAGGATTTTCTAGTTCTAAAGGAATTTTACTCATTTATTCTCATTACTACTCTATATTTTCTTATTTAAAATAAAAATTAACCCGCCTCTATTATCATTACAGGCAACAAACAAGGATTGCACGGGAGCCGGAACTATAGCTGTATTCGATCAAAACGGAAAATTTAAAAAATGTATAAAACCTAAATCAGGTATAGATATCAGTATATCCGCCAAAGATTTGGATGTCTCTGATTATGTTATTCCTTCATGTTTGAAAAAGTCGTCATCTCCACCCACACCATCATCTCCCACGTAAAATAACTTTATAATTTAGATTTTTTGAAAAATTATAAAGATTCCTTAACAAAATTTACACATTTTCTTATTACTTCAGAGAATAAAATAATATTCTGATCTTCTGGTAGAATAAATCTTTCTCTATTAGCTCTTTCTCTATAATTACCTAATTTATTAAAAACCAGATTTTCTACTATCCCCATAGTACTCTTACAAGGACAACAACAATAATATATAACCTCATGTTCATCTGTCTTATTATATGTAGACAGTCTGTTAGTTAAATCAACGGCCTTTCCTAATATATAACGTCTCTCTTGTTTGAGAGAAGGTGTAGTAACAATATATATAAAGTTATTACCTTCATATTTTGTTCTCGGCTGTCTCTTAACATATTTTTTGTTTAATAAACTTATTTTGTCTTGTGAATTTCTCACATATTTATTAACCAGATCTCGATAAGCATTTTGGAGTTCAAAATATTCATTATACCACGAATTGTTAAATCCTAATGATTTAAGGGTTTTATTTTCAGATTCTAGTGAGATAATAGGTATTTTCAATTCTTCAATAATTTTCTTATCTTCTTGCATTTTTTTTTGAAGAATATTAATTTGATTTTTTAATTCTAATATAGACTTATTCTTTTCTACCAATATATTCTTCACTTTCTGTAATTCCAGTTCAAGAGAATGTACACGAATATCAGCATTAATTTCTTTACAATGGTTTTTGTGACGATTCAACTCGTATTTCCGACTAAAATTCTTCCCACACGCTGAACACTTGTGGGATTTAAATTCTTTACCTTGAATATTCAGACAATATTTAGCAGTTCTCTGGTGTTGGTTAAGATTGGCCTTAGATGAAAAGGTGTTATTGCAAAATTTGCATTGCAATTTCTTTGACATTTTTTTATATATATTTTTTAGCCTTTAAATTACCTATTTAGCAAATTTGTGCTAACTACGTAGGTGAAAAAATTATATTTGGTTGTTGCGAATTCGCAATCTAATTGGGATTTTTCCAATTAGATTAATCTGTAAAATAACTTTATAATTTAGATTTTTTGAAAAATTATTAAAATAACTTTTATAATTTAGATTTTTTGAAAAATTATTAAAATAACTTTTATAATTTAGATTTTTTGAAAAATTATAAAATTCTAGAAAATTTTGAAAAATACTAAAATATATCTAAATTGGAATTTTTCAAAATAAGCAATTTCTCCAAAATCAAATTAGGCCACAACACAAAATTTGTAAGAAAATAATAATTGATCCAAAAGTCCAAAAATCAAGGCATTCAGCCTGCAACGCGATCAGTAAAAATTCGTAAAATACTTATCAAAAACTGATTTTACTGAATATTTAAATCAGTAAAAAACTGATTAGAGACTTAAAGGTTAAATTAATCATTTTTGTATAAAAAAATAAAATATGAAATGTGAATTTTTTAATCAGTAAAAAACTGATTAGAGACTTAAAGGTTAAATTAATCAAAATAAAGAAATGAAAATGGAATGTAAATTTTGTAAAAATACTTTTTCTACTAAACAGAATCTTAATAATCATCAACGTACTGCTAAATACTGTCTTAGGATACAAGGAAAGGAGCCACAATATAAAAATGAGTGTAAAAAATGTGGAAAAAAATTTCGTCAAAAAATAGATCTCAAAAGACATATGTTATCATGTAAATCTAATTCTAAGAAAAAAATTTTAGAAGATAAGAAAATTATTGAAGAATTGAAAATACGTGTAAATACTCTAGAGACAGAAAATAAAATGTTAAAAAATCAACTTTCTGCATATCGAGAAGATTTTAATAAATTATCTATTACAGCTGTCAAAAGACCTACAAATACTACCAGTAATAAAACAATTCAGATTAATAATTACATAAAGCAAATGGAGCCTTTAAGAATTGATCGTATAAAGGAGAATGTTCCAATGTTGACCCTGGATCATCATGTGAAAGGACCTGAAGGATATGCAGAGTATGCTTTAGAGTTTCCTTTTAAGGATAGGATAGTGTGTGTTGATGTTTCTCGCAATAAGATAAAGTATAAGAATGAGGAGGGTGATATAATAGAGGATCCTGGATTTCGGAAGATGATGATGAAGTTATGTGATGCCTTGAAGGATCGTAGTTATAAGTTGTGTCAAGAGCATTATGAGAAATTGTTGGATAAATTTAGTGAAGAAGAGATGGATAATACCGATTTTGATTTTATGGAAGCGGCTAAGGCGATTCACAAGTATGCGAATGGTAGAGAAAGTGATTTTTGTTCAAAGATAATTCGTTTGATAAGTAGGGGTTCTAAGGTTGTTAATAATTCTTCTTCTAATTCTTCTGTTAATTTGTTGGAGGGGGGTGATATGATAGATTTTGTTATAGAAGATTAATGATGTTTAACAAATAATATGATAAGGTTGAGGAAGTTCTTTGCTCATTTATATTTTGTAATATATAAATGAAAAAAAAAAATGAAGCTAATATAGTTTTAAAAATGTCTTTATTAGAAAAATCTGATAATAAAAGTGTTAAAAAAGTTATTAAGAAGGAGTTAAAATTAGTAATAACTGATCACCAACCATTTGATTTATATGGAAATTTTATTTCAAGTTTTAGGTGTGTTTATAAACACCCCGAAGGGGGTGATTGTGATTGTGAATATCCTGATTGGTATAAGAAATATTTAATGGATGATAAAGAGATAGATTAAATTTTTTGTTTACATGGTTATAATTTATTTCGTTTTGATAGAAATAAATTATGGGGTTTACTTGTCTTCATTTTGTCATTTACTTGATTTTTGTTCTATTTTCAGTCTTTGTTTAATTCTTGTTATAATATCAGAGGTTGATATTCCTTGGGTGTATTCAAGTCTGACTAATTTGTTACCAGCTTCAGGGCATGATTTATTTTTATAATCTTGATGTTGATCTAATGAGTGTGCATGTGCGGTGATATCAATTTGATATTTTTGATAGAATTCCTGAGTTTCTTTGAGAGGAGCGTTGGGTATAATTTTATCTACAAGTTTGGATATAATTAGTGTGTTTATTCTTTCTTCCATTGTCATGATAGGTATTCTTTTGTAAGATGATGTATCAATATCATTGTGCACACCTGCAATGAGTGTACATCCTGGAAATTGTTGTCTTACATGTTGTATTAGTTTCATATGTCCTATATGAAATAGATCGAATACTCCTGATATATATACATTATGTTTGTTGTGTTGTGACATTTTTATATAGGTATGTATATTTAAGTAGTTATATTTATTTTTTTCCATTCTTCAAAGTTTTGTGGTGTGTTAGAGTTGGTTTTAATATTTTTATTTTTTCTGTGTTTAAAAAATATGATAATAGAGAAAATAATTATAATAGTAACAATACTTCCAATGATACCTCCAATTATCCACCATTTTTCATTGTTGTGTTCTTCATCATTTTTATTTTGAGGGTAAATTTTATTATAGAAATTTTGAGGTTGAATTTGTCCTCCCGGATATATATTACTGAGAAGAGTCATATCTTGTAGAGATAGTCTCATGTTAGGATTAACCCCTTTTTTATTGTTTGTAAAATCTGCTGGGTAGAAGTAGAGCATAATAGAATCTGGGTCATAAGTGGAAGAGTTGGTTTGTGGGGCATTATATCTATCGATAAGATTATTGTATGTTCTCTGAGGTGAGTAATTGTAGGTAATTTTGGCCCATTTAAATAGGTGGCTATCATTCCATTGAATGGGTTCACCATGGATGGGTTCATGTTCATGTAATAGTCCTAAGGCATGTCCAAATTCATGCATGATGATTCCTGCGTCAAGCCATCCAAAGTTCATGGTGATAACATTTTGAGGTATTTTGAGGGAGTCTAGGCCTACGAATGAGTTGGCACCTTCATATATTCTAAATCCTATTCTGATGCATCCACCTTTGGGTACAAATACAAATTTGAGACCAACTATGGGTTGAAATCTTTCTCTTATAATTTTTTTGATGGCTTCTATGGGGGAAAGTTTTCTGATATGTTCTTCTATGGGGTCTAGAGGGATGGGTTGTCCTTTAGAGTTTTTTCTATTTTTTAGGATTTGTAGTGGTGTCCATTCAATTTGTCTAAAGGTGGGTGAGTCCGATATGAATGATATTTTAATTATGGATTTATTGGGCCAGAAGTTATTGGATAGTAATCCAGTTTTAAGTTTAGCGAAATGCGCGTGTGAATTACTTCTGGTGATAATATTGTTAAGTTGTTGTTCTTGTTGGGGTAGAAGGTGTTCAAGGCAGATTCTGGATTGGGTTATATGTTTATCCATTTTTTATTTTATATAGGAAAGTAATTTTCGAGAATAAGAATAAGAGATAGAGAATATACTATGAATATGAATCCTTTTTATGGTATAATTATGGAATATTTGGATAACTATAAAGATATATTGAGATGTTGTATTAATATAGGTACATGTTCGTATCAATATGTGAAAAGGTTAGAATTCAAATGTTCTTATGATATAGACTTTATAACTTCATGTTCAAATGTAGAGTTGTTAAGTATTATGGATAGTTCTATAGATTTTTTAGATTTAAAATTAATAAGTGAAAAGTGTAAAAAAATAAAGATATTAAATCTCCATGGATCCCGTAATTTACGGCGTCTTCCCCCAAGTTTAAAAAATCTTACAAATTTGATATGTTTAGATATGTGTTGGACTAGTTTGGATAGAAGTTCATTGCAGTATGTGGGTGAGATAAAGAGTTTAGTGTTTTTATTTATGTGTCATTGTTCTTTGACTGATATATCTTTTATGTATAATTTGGTTAATTTAGAGAGTATTAATATAAGGAATAATCGAGTATGTTTAACATCGGGTATTCGTAGATTGGATAAGTTATATAATTTAGATATATCTTATAATCCAACTATACGTGATATTTCGTGTTTAGAATTTATGAATTTAACTAAGTTATATGTTTCTGGAACATCAATAAGAAATATGGAAATAATTCAAAGTTTGCCAAAGTTAAATTTGTTAGGGTTTCGTGATATAATATTAAATAGCCGCGAATCTATAATAAATGTTTTTAAATAATTGTATAAAAATAAAACATTGTATTTTATAAACGTAAACGATGTCAGTAATATCTTATTCAGGTCTAAGTAATTATGGCAAAGCTACCCTTCCATCAGTAGTTGGAGGATTAGGAAGTCAAAATATATTACGTGATCCTCCGCGTTCTATTCATACAAGACGTAAGGACAAGGTTGGAGAAACTAGTTCAATAACTGAGATGATTGATCAAAGTGGTAATAGAGCTTGTGAAGCTATTAGTATGTATTCTCGCGGAATAAATCCTTGTGTATCGGTAAGTTATAATAATTTTGGTAATAATGGAGGGCAAAATAGTGGTAGTCTTGTAGGTTCCGGAGGTACTATGGCTTCTTTACCTTATAAAATTATGCGTGACGGAGCCTTTCGACCGCCTATTATTCGCGCAGAGCAGCTTATGCCTTTATCTCGCCAGCCTCGGACTAATACTAGTGCATTTACAAAGCCAGGTTTTGCCGATTTTACAAAAAAATTGGTATGTCCTGGTGGTAAATTGAGAGCAATTGTAGAGCGTCCTCTACATACATTTATTCGTCCTACAGCTACTTATAGAATAGAGACTCCTATTAATGAGCCTTTCGAGGTTAAATATGTTATTAAAAACCCGGTTAAATTTACTAAAGAGGCAGGGTCTAGTGGGAGAAGATTTCAAGATGCTGTAATTCAAAGTAATTTAGAGCCTTATTCTCATGTTAATTCTGATCGTATGGCTATAGATTCTAATATTAATAAATCTGGTGATACAGTGCGTTATGTAGATAATTCTCATTTGAATACGGATAAATATATTCAAGATACATTACATAGTTCGGTTCAATCAAAGCGATCAAAATCCATTCAAGTTAATAATTCTAATTTAGATACGGATAGATATTTACAAGATTCTTTAGTACATTCAGTATCCAGTAATAAAAATCAGTCTGCTCAAATTACACCTATAGAAGATATAATGAATTTGGATATACGAACTAAAGATCCTCTTAATTTTAGTTATACAGCTCCTAAGACTAGTCATGATAAACAAAATTATATTCATAAAGATAAAGAATTGCAGAGAAGAGTTATGCGTATGACTGCTGCTACTAATAAAACAAGAAATATACATTCTAGACCAGCTGCTGAGCATGTTCGTGTTCAAAAAAGAAATCGTCCTATTGCTCATGGTTCAACTAATAGAGGATCTTTGGGATATCAAAGTACCAACGATATAAATAGTAGAAATTATTCTTTAAAGAAGACTATTAATGCTGGGGGTATGACGATTAAAGGGCATGTACCTTCTCCTATAGGATCTCATGATTATCCAACATTAGATTCTCGTCGATCTAGGATGAATCAATTGGTGATGGAAATGCAACATGGTAGGAGATAGATAAATTAAAATTTTTTCTATATCTTTGAGAGATATAGAATATTATGAGGGACTCCTTGTGAGGGTAGGCCTTACATTACTGTTTTTTTTTAGGAAATATAGGTATACGAGGAGATTTTTCAAGTTTTTTATTTATTTTTAAATTTCTAATACATTGTTGAAAGGCTTTAAGATAGGTATCACAATTAAAATTAAATCTAGTATGATCTACGATATGTTTAGACTTACATTTTACGTAGTAATTATTTATTTCTTCACATGTAATATTAGACATTATTTTTATTTATAATTCAATTTATAATTCATTTTATAATTCATTTTTACAAATTTATACGAGAAGTATTAACTTTGCATTCCCCTATAAATCCATATTTAGATCTGAAGGTAAATGATTCATTTGGTGAATGAGAATAATGATAACTTTTTCTAGTTTTATTTCTACATATATCCCTTGAATTAACTTTTTTAATATTATCAATATAAACTTCGTCAAGTACTTTAGAATCTATAAGAGGTAAAAGAACAATTCCTTCCCATTTTTGTCTTTTACCCGATATATCTACTTCAAAAGTAGAAGGACAAAATTTCTTAAGAGGTGATTTAATATCGTGAAGTAGCATAGATAAAGGTTGAGGAAGTAAATCTGCACTTCTTGGTGGTAATATGGATAAAAGTTGTTGGAAAGGATAACTAGGTTTTCCTTTATAGAATTTTTTAAATACGAACGTGGTAGCATGTTGAGCTAATTCAGCGGCAAATGGTGCGTAATGATATTTGAAACACCATTTCCAGTCAGGTACACCTTTAATATAGTATGTTAGAACCCATTGCATACCTCTAAGATAGTCGTGACATATTGTTTTAATGTCTGCATTTTGACCAAAATGTTTGGTGTAATAGTCTTTTTTATATTGTTCAAAATTTAAGTTATACCTCCTGTCTTCAAATATAGCATTTTTTTCTAGTATAGGATCAGGGAAGAAAGTATTTTTTTGTATAATTTTATCTTCGAGAACTTTTTTGTTGTTACTAGCCATAGTTCCTAAAAATATTTCTAAGGAAAGGGGTTGGAATACAAGTTGATCCTTATATTTACAATTACAAGTAAGATGGCCATAAGTTTGTCCTACTTTGGAATATATTCTAAGCATATCATCTATTCCTCCTGCTATTATTTCTATACTAGGAATATGAGGTAGGAAATCATTTCCTACCATAAAGCACATAAAGATAAAATCATTAATTGCTTGAACAGCATCAAATTCCATAATTTTCTTTTTTTCTTTGTTTTCCTGAAACCAGGAAAACCCATGTTTATTAAGATATTTTCTAACTTGTTCTTCGGGAGTTTCTGATTGAAAAGTCCAATCCATTTTTCGGACAAGTTCTTGTCTGCAGGCGCCTACATCTATGAGGAAGAAATCGTTGGAATGATTATATATATCTTCTCTAAGAATCCAAAAATTGGGGTATTGTGTACCTAGTGCTAACATGATAAGATCTGCGTCTAGTCCGTGAATACAGTATTTTTCTATAGGGTTTCCAAATTTTCGAATAAAATTTATAATTTTGTGTTCTCCTTCTCCGGGGGATTTTTCAGTGGAAAAGATAACTTTTAAATTTTTCCAAGTGGGGTCAGTAGATATTTTTTTATGTATATACCAATCAATATATTTAGTAAGATGATCCATAAATTTAGTTCCAGGGGAAATACAGTTAGAATCGAATTTTTTGAATTCCTTTTCATCTTTATCCCGAGCGGCTAAGAATCTTCTCTGTCTTTGTTGACGTTGTTTACTCAAAGGAGCGGGTCCATCCACACATAAAACAATAGTTTTTGATGGTTTTACAATATTTATTAATTTTTCTATATATTCACATACATTCTCAAACATTCTAACTTGAAGTTTATATTTATTAAGGTTGATTAACTTAGGTTTACTAAGCAGTCTGGGTAAAGGTTTGTGGTCTCCATATTTATATATTTTTTGCGCTGAAGGATGGAAAATTCCGTTAAGATCTATCATAAGATGATCTATTGATACTCCTGCATGCTGGACATTCTGTCCAGCACCTAAATTTTTAATACGGCTTTTAAAACTGTTTTTAAACCAATAAAAGAAGTGTTTGATTCCCATCTTTTATTAAAGATGGGCGCCGATATTTAAATATCATTTTAATTGAAATATAAAATGATTCTTTATAATAAAATAAAGAATGGGTAATCTACAATCCAGATCATTAAGTAATAATACTTCTGTGCAAAGGGAAGTTTATGACCAAAAAGATATATATTATTCATTTAATAAAAAATCTCAGGAACAATTTGAAGATTTTATTAAATCATGTGAAGAAGATGGATTATTTGAAGATAATGATTTCGATTCACCTCATATAAAAATAAATAAAGATAATTATGAAGATAATAGATCTTATATAGAAAGAATTCCTCCTATTGTACCCAATAATAGGTCTCATTGCGGGATTTGTTCCTTTTAATGATTCTTTGGATTCTTTGGATTCTTTATAAACAAATTATTTATAAAGAATTAAAATTAATAAATAAAATCATGGCCAATATATCCCATTTTAAATCTTTTTATATTACATCTCCGCATATTGCATTGTCATCAGCTTATATTTATTTGTGTATAGTGTCATTATTTTTGTCTTATCACGAATTTTATAAAGATAATGAGTTTTTTCGCTGGGGTCCTCCGGTAAAATTTTTCGGACATAATATTGAGAGTAACCAAGGGTTTTATTTTCTTTATTTAATAATATTTTTTCATCAGTTAATTAATAATTGGGTAAATATTGTAGTTTATCCTTGGATTATTAATAGTATAATTTAAATTTAAAAAGAAAATAGATATAATATCAGAAAGAGATGATTTGCATTGGAAGACAGCTAATTATCTCTGTTCTCCGGTTAGATACGACCGGTTAGAATTT